CATTGCGTTTCCGATTCTTTGGCCGGCTTGGCAACCCGAGCCGCTTGGCCCGTGCGAAAGTGCGGTCGTAGGTCAAGTCGCATTGCTTGGCGATCACCTCGACGCTTTTGGCCGTCGCCCATAGCTGGCGAAACTCATCGTCCGTAACGTCCCTGATCGCTTCCATGCGTTCCTCGTTGGTGTGAGCCGCAGCGCCAGCCCGATTGCCGACGCTGCGGCCCATAGCGTCAGGATGGATCGAGCGGCATCACCACCGCTCGGCATCGGTCGGCGCGAAAGACGACGGCCGACGCCTTGTCCTTTGCCTCGATGGCGATCGTCTCAGCCGGGTCAAGCGTCACGAGCCAGTCGGAGACAAAGGCCGGGTCGAGCTTGACCGTGGTGCACTTGCCAACGTCGGCGAGGTCGCACGTAGCCGACGACTCGCCGTTCTCGCTAGAGCGGCCCGAGAGAAACAGGCCCTCCTTCGTGAACGTGAAATCGACGCCTCGGCTGGCCTCGCTCGTGCACACGTCGGCCGCGTTGCAGGCGCGGATCAGGTTCTCGACGAGCACCATGGACGGGGGGTCTTCGTAGTTCACGTCCACATCACGCCACCGGGGGAACTTTCCGTCGAGAAGCCGGGCCTGCACCGTCGTTTCGCCGATGGTGGCGAGGATCTCGGTGGTGCTCGCCTGGAGCTCGATCTCGTCGGCGTGCACTGCGAGCTTCTGAAGCACGTTGATCGTCCGCCGCGTCACCAGCGTCTGCGAATCGTCGAGGGCCTGGTCGATGTCGGCCGACGCCGCATAGAGCCGGCGGCCGTCGGTGGCGATGAACGTCAATTCCCCGTCGCTGAACTCGATCTGGACGCCCCCGAGGGCGTAGCGGCTCGACTCGTTGTCCGTGGCCTCCTTCACAGTCTTCACCAGCGCCGAAAACTGATCGCCAGGGAGGCGCGGAAGCCTTGCCCCAGAAAAATCACCCCCCCGGGGGTATTCAGCCGCATCCTCGACGGGCAGCCGCCACGTCCCGCCGCTGGCCTGGATGACCGCCGAAGAGCCTTCGACCGCAATCGTCACCTCGACGGTCGGGTGGAGGTTCGACACGATCGCCTTCAGCCGCGCGAACGGCAGGAGCACGGTCAGGCCGTCACTCCCGGGCAGCGGCGTCGTGATCCGCAACTCCAGGTCCGTGGCCGAAAGCATCCCGCCATCGAGGAGCACGTAGTTCAGGATCGGCTTCGGCGTTTTGCCGGGCACCGCATCGCTCACCGTGTCGAGGGCAGCCTTCAGCGCCGCCCGAGTCACCGTAACACCATTCGCCTTGGCCCGCTTGGGCCTCGTCATTGTCGCCGTCATAACACGCTTCCTTTCGCGTCAGTGAAGATCCAACCAACAACCCAGCGGCGAACACCGCCGCCTGGGAAACACAGCCAGCTGCGACCCACGCCCAGTCCGACCAGGTCATGCGTCTGACTCCAAAGCCCGCAGGGATCGCCCCACGCCGTCCACCCACGTCACCATGCCACGCTCCCTCATCGGCTTCAGGTGGCAGACCACGCCGTTGGGCGACTTGATGCCGAACGCCTTTCCGATGTCGCGGAACGACGGGCTGTACCCGTTGTCCGCCATGAACTTGGTCACCCACGCGTGGATCTCACGCTGCCGAGCCGTCGGGGCCGTAATCGTCGCTGTCATGCCGTCACCTCTTTCTGAGAAAGCTTCCGCCTCGTGTACTCAAAGGCATCCGCTGCCTCTCCGACGAACGCCTTAGGCGGTGCTGGGGCGTCGCCAAAATCTCTGCCGCCTCGTGGCTCGCCCTTTGGGTGGTCAAACGACCCGCCGAGCACTTTCTCGGCCCACCCGGGCTTCACGAACTGAATCAGCGTCATCGGCGTCTTGAAATACCGGCACTCGCCGATACGGCCGATGGCTTGCGTGGCAATTTCCAGCCAGCCCTCTTCGGACAAGCGTTCAGCCCAGCCATCCGGCGGCGTGGCCGGCGTCCACTGCCTGCCCTTGCTGGCGTTCCATGCCTGCCTGAACTGCTCCCACGCCTCACGCGGATGATGATGAGATTCTCCTGTCATCTCATCTCCTCTGCGGCGCGCGAGCGCCGGATCGTCCGGCGCGTCTGCGCCGGGAGGTTGCGGCCGGCGTTTTCGGCCGGGATTCCGCTCCTCATGGTCCCTGCTGCGGTCGGCATGCTGGGCTCTCGACTTGGCCGCCTGGCTAAACCGGCGATCCCATCCGGGGACAGCAACGGTGGCAACCGTCTCGTCGATCTCCAGCCAGCCGACGCTGGCAACAGCGGTCCAGAACTCCTCGGTAGCCCCGCACGTCCGAACAAGACGCGCCAGCGTCATACGGGCCGTGCCGTCGGCACAGTGCAGCGATGCCCAGCCCCAGAGGTTGAGGAGGTTAAAGACCACGTCCTGCACCGGCAGGCCCGTCGTGTCGATCAACTCCTGGACCTCGGGCTTCTGAGGCAGGGCCAGGTCGTAGGCGATCCATTCACCGGCCATCCGTGCCTCCTGTCGGCGGGGAAGGAAACGGCATCCAGTGCGTCACGTTCGCAGTGCCGCCGGACACTATCCAGCGATCGCCCCACCATTCCCCTCCATTGCTACCTGCTCCGTTAAAGCCTTCGCCGCATTCGCACCACAATTCCGGATCAAACGCAATCACGCATTTGCCAATTTCCGGCAAACGCTCGTCGCAGGGAATCCATTTACCGGCCATTTTCCCAGATCTCCTCAATGCTTCTTAGTGCGTCGCTAGGAACTTGAAAGCACGGCGGACGTTTGGGGTCAGGCCGTCCCTCCCACTCGGGCCGCTTCGCGTCTCGTCCGTAAATCCATCCGTGGATCTTGTGCCGACGAAATGGAGTGCCGGTTACATGCACGTACTTCCATTCGTCATGAGCATCTGGCCGGACGATTAGAAGTGAGTCGTGCGACGGCCTTGTTTTGATGTCGATGTTCGGCGCGAAATCTGGCCTGCCGAAAACATCAACCGAGCAATCCCAGTGCCGATCGGTTGCTTTTGCGAACGCTTGTTCGGCGCACGCGCCGTTCATTTGAATCTTCCAGCCGTCGCTGTTATCTGCGTCGAATCCGTACGTGTCTTTCGATCCCCTAGCAAGGCTCTTTATCTGCCGCATTAGCCCAACGAAGCAGGCAGCAAGCGTCTCGTGATTCGTGAGCCTTACCTCAACCTCTGTCGCTGCTTGTGTGTGGTTCATCAAATTGGCAGTCATACGAGCACTCCTTGCCCTTGTTGACGCTCGGCCACTGTCATCCCTAACAACCGCGTTTCCCCAAGCCAGACTTGGCTCTCTCGTGCGTCGATGCCGACTGCGTTGCGCCGGTGCTTTACGGCCATAGAGACCGTCGTGCCGGATCCGCTAAACGGATCGAGCACCAGGCCGCCGACAGGGCAAAAGCTTTTGATGAAGAACTCGGCTAGCCACTCAGGAAACGGAGCTTCGTTCTTTGTGGCGTCACGCCACCCCATGCCGCCGCTGCCGACGATTCCGCTGATGACGTTGCCTGGATTGCATACATCTGGATCAACGTAGATCGCCTGCTTGCGGCTGCCGTCCTTGTTGCGGTTGGTCGCAACTCTCGGGACGTTTTGCTTAGGCGGCTGGCCCATCGCCGTGTTGTCTGCCCACGGCAGTCGCCCGTTCTTCGTGCCGCAAATGATCGGCTCCCAATCGTTTCGCAGCCACTCGGGGCCACCGGTGCCTGGGATGCCGTTCCGCTGGTAAACGACGATCTTCCGCATCTTCACGCCTCGACGATGCAGGTCGGCGTGGAGCAGGAACGGCGTGGAGGTGTAGGCGAAGTCGTCCGTGTATCCCTCGACGACCCACGCCACGAGCCCTTTGCAGACCCGTAGGCATTCCATGTAGCAGTCTGTCGCCCACGCAACCCACTCCTCGCCAGCTAGGTTGAAGTCGAGTTCGCCGTAGGACCGCTGGGCCTCGTATGGTGGTGAACAGAAAACAAGATCAAAGTAATTGTCTGGGTATGGCAGTTTCCGGCAGTCGCCTACCTTGAACTCCCACGAAACGTCGCCCTTCGTGCCGCTGGCTTCGGTAGCAGCGGGCGCGGCTGCGATACTGCGGCGCTGCTTCTCCTGCCGCAGTTGCTTGACGGTAGCCCCGGTCTCCTCAGCCCACGCCAACAGGTCGGCGGCCTGGTCGTGGTTGGCGACGATGCGGTGATGCGACCACTCCAAATGTCGGGAACGTTCCCGACTTTCAAATGCGGCGGCCACCCTTGCAGCGTCTGCTGCGGAGTCGTAGGCAATCCCAAACCTCTCGCACGCCTCTGCCAGCTTGCCACGCTCGACGTAGCCTTCACGGTCGCCAGCGTTCAGCCAGTCGCCGATGAGCCACATTAAACCCTTCTGATAGCGGGCAATCTCGTAGCCAGCAGATTCCCATAGTTCAGGCGTCCAGCCGTTGTGGGCAATCAAGCCAGTTGATGTAATCTCGTAGCCGATTTTGCTCATTTGCTAGCCCTCCACACGTCCGCATTCCTGTTGCTGGCGGTCTTTCTGACGCCGGCCTTCTGGATCATGCCTGCCTTCGCAAGCTCGATCCGTCGCGGCCTCTGCGTGCTTGGGTTCATCCCAAGGCGACGCTGCATCTCCTCGTCGGTCAGCCCCTCGGGCGTGGCCTGGAGCAGGGCGAGCACCTTGCGTTGCATCGCGTTGAGCGTGGCCGGCGTCAGCGCGTCGGCGGCCTGGGCCGAGGTCACGCTGCCGTGAGCCGATGGCGCACGTGGCGTGAACAGCGGCAGCGGTGCTTCTACGAAATAGTCGGACACGATCACCTCCTTGTGTATTGGCCGCGTCTCGTGCGGCACCCGGTCGAGTCTCAGCGTTGGAGTTAGGCGTCTCTCGACATCCGGCGTTGATCCGCACTAGGCCGGCGTTACGGGCGAATGCGGCTCCTATGCCAGCCGCTGCGGCCATCGCAGGCCGGTCGCAAAGTCACCATTCCCCGCCGTAGCGGGCCTTCATTCGGTTGCTGTACTCGTCTTCCATGCCGACCTCCCACGCACGCAGCGCGTGATGGTGGCCCGGCTTGATCACGATCTCGGGCTTGGCGTCCAGCACCTTGCCGATGTCGGTCTCGCACATGATCGGCTCGGCCTTGACCTCAGCCGCCAGGTCGTCGAGCCGCTTCCACTCGCGGCGCTGGGCCTGCATGCGGTCCTCGTCGGGTTCGTCGCTCATGCGGTCACCTCCGTGGTGATCTCTTCGAGGTAGGGCAATGCCGCTTCCAGGAGCGTGCGGCACGACAGACGCTCGGCCTCGGGCGTGTGCTCGTTTTGGGCGAGCGCGGCCTTGGCCACGACGATGAGGGCGTCAAGCGAAGTCATGCGGTCACCTCCTCGCTCGCCGTGAGGATCTCGGCCTTGACCATCGCCAGCTGTGCGAGCTCGCCGCCCTGCTCGCTGGTGAACGTGCCCTGCTCGACCCGCTCGGCGATCCGCCGCCGCAGCGTGTCCACGGCATCGACCGTCTTGGCGTTGCTGATCGCCAGGCGGGCGCGGGCCACCGGGTCGTCCTCGATCCGCTCGGTGGTGAGCGGTGCGACATCGGCCGGCGTGGTCCGCACGTCGGGCGTGTGGAACTTGGGCCGCACCTGCACCGGCTCGGCCGCAGGCGTCGGGTAGTCCTGGGCCTCCTCGGCCGTCACCAGGCCGCGGAGCACGTCAGGGAACGCGTCGCGCAGGGCGAAGCCTCTGGCCCGCATCTGGAGCATGCGGCGCGGGTACTGCGACCAAGGCCCGCTCTTGCCCCACAGCCCAGCCTTCTTGGCGTCGGCCACCGTGAACCGGCTGACCGTCGGGGCAGGGTAGCCGCGACGCTTGGCCGTGCAGGTGGCGACCATCTGCTCGCCGTCGCCTTCGATGGCCTCGGTGACGTACTCACAGACCGGGCTGGCCTTCGCCACGGCGAGGGCAGCGTCGCCGAAGATGCTGGGCCTGCCGTTGACCACGGCGATCGACTGCATGGCCTGCATCGGGCTCAAGCCGATCTCGGCCCCGGCTTGAATGGCGAGCACGCAGCTGGCGGGCTTGCCTCGGAAATCCTTGGGGGCGAAGTCGCTACTGGCGATCATCTCGCCGAACTTCATCGCATCTGCCATCGTCGTGAGCGCCAGCCCGCGAGCCGGCGTCGTGCTGATCTCTGTCGTCATCGTCGCGTCCTTTCGTTGCGTCCTTTGTGAAACTGCCCGTTCAACGTCCTGCCTCCCGGGCACCGATCCCCTCCTTGGTCGTCCCGGCTCCGCCGGGCTCCTAGTCAAAACGGCACGGCCTGCTCTTCGCCCACCAGGTGGTGTTCGTTGCCCCTGTCGGGGACGTGCGAGCGGACGTGGTACTGCGTGTCCGTCAGCACCTCGACGACCACGCCTCGCCGCTGGTGGCCCTTCTCGTCGAGCCACGCGATCCGGTCGCCGACGGCGTAGGTGTTCACGAGCTTCCCGTCGCGGATCTGCGGCCGACCGCCGTAGGTCTCGGCCATCCCGGCCACGGCTCCGAGGTACTCGGCGTCGCCCGGGTGAGTGGTTGTGTCGTTCATTTGTGGGTCTCCCTTCGTGTGTGGGGGCAACTGTACGAATGTGAACTACGGAATCAAGTAGGCAAAAACCCGAAAAACATTGCGTGTTGAGGAGTCGAAACTTTGTTCACCATTAGCGGCGGCGTTAGTTCGTGAGCATGGTAGCGTCGGCGTTAGAACTGTCAACGGACGATGCCAAGAGCGGCGTCGGCAAGGTCAAGAGTGGCCCGGCCGAGTTGCCGAAGACGGCCCGGCTCGGGCTGGGGCTGCTGGATCGGCTGATAGGCCGGCGGGGCGTAGGGCTGGGCGGCGACCATCCGCGATGAAAGCTCGATCACTGCGAGCCGCTGGCGGGTCTCGACCAGAAGCGAGCATCCGGCGGCGAGCACGGCGACAACGAGCAGGGCTCGGAGTGTGTCGTGGATCATGCCGTCACCTCCGCTTCCGCCGCCTTGATCTGGGCGAGCACCTCGCGGGCCTCCTCTTTGGTGTCGTAGCTGCCGACGCTCCAGGCGTCGGCCCCACGCTGAGCGAGGATCTCGAACCAGTAGCAGACGCCACGGCTGCGGGGGTCGCTGATTTTCTTGATGCGGTAGGTGGTCATGGGGTGCCCTTTGGTGTTGCCCGCCGGCCCTGTTGCCGGCGGGCGTGGTGGTCGGTCAGAGCTGACGGCTGAGGTAGCAGTCGGATGCCTTCATCGCCTCTGGGCTGCCCCAGTGAGCGCAGGTGTTGCGAACACACACGGCGGTCGAGTACCAGCTTCCATAGTTGTCAGGCCACCGATACGCGGCCTTCGCCATCGCGTCGAACTGCTGACGAGTGAACCCTAGGGCAATGACTTCCTTGCGGAGGGCTTGGCACTTGCTTTTGGTTGCGGCTGTCATCGTTCGTCTCCGGCTGGCGTTGCGTCAGGTCTCATTTGCCTGACGCCCGTATTCTAGCGTCGGCGTTAGAAGTGTCAACAGGTGAGAAAAAGCGGGGGAAACGGCATCCTGTCGGGATCGCAAGGAAGGCTAGTTCGCCTTGAACCCGCCCTTGGGGCGGCCCGTCTTCGGCTTGGCCTTGGCCAGCTTCTCGACCTCGGCCTCGTCGAACACCAGGGCGGTCGGGGCGGCCCAATAGCGGGTCAGCCCGCCTTTCTTGGCCCCGAGCAGGCCCAACTGGCGGACCCTGCCCATGCTGACGCCCAGTTTCTTGGCGGCGTCAGCCGTCGAAATCAGCTTCTTGCCTTCAGGTAGGGCCACGACCATGCCTCAATACTAACGCCGGGGCTACGTCCGTCAAACTGTACGACTGGAACTGGCCCCCGACCCCGGCGTAGGATCGGTGGCAGCTCCAATGTTCGAGTGGAGGCGGCTCCCCTCAAAGAGCTGTATACTTGTGTACACTTATCCACAAGGAGGCAGTTATGGACCCGATGACGCTTGCAGAACTGTTTGAACGCTACGGGGATCTCAGGAATCTCGACGCCAAGACGATGCGGCTGTACGCGATGCTCTTGGAACGCCTACGAGCCTTCCTGGGGCACGAGCCCACGGTGGCCGACCTAGATGACCTCGTGATCAGTCGCTACCTCAGACAGCGTGCTACGCACGTCCACAAGGGCAAGCAGTTGAGGCCAGCCTCGGTCCAGAAGGACAAGGTGATGATCCAGGCCGTCTGGAACCTCGCCGCTCGCAAGCGGTGGGCCAAAGAGTTCCCTGAGTTGCCCCGCATCAAGGTGGCCAAATCCATCCCCACGGGCCGGGCCTATACGGCCGAAGACGTTGCCAAGCTCGTGCGGCGGGCAAAGCGCCGCCAGGGCATGACAGGCGGCAAGCATTCCGCCTGGTGGTGGTCCACTCTGATCTACATGGCGTACTGCACGGGCGAGCGGGCGTCGGCCCTGCTGTCGCTTCGGTGGGGCGAACTTGACCTTGAGCGTCGCAGGGTGCGCTTTTTGGGCGCGACAAGGAAGGGTTCGACCCACGACATCGAGCGAGACTTTACGGTGGACCTGGCCGCCATGCTGGCCGCAAAACAAGGGAAGCCCGACGAGCTCGTCTGGCCATGGGACCGGCAAAAGGGATCGCTCTGGACAAGCCTCAAACTTCTTTGCCGGCTGGCTGACGTGAAATACCGGGGCTTTCACGGGCTGCGGCGCACGCGGGCCTCCTACGCAGCCCTGGCCGGCGGAACGGCGGCGGCAACTCAAGTGCTCGATCACAGCGATCCCAAGCTTCAGGAGCGATACGTCGATCCGACGATCTGCCCCAGCGAACAGAGCAGCGTGGACGTGATGCCGCCGCTCAACCTCTACGACCCGCCCCCTGACAGTGCTGGTCAAGAGCCCGGCAAGCCGGCCGCTTGACGTATGTCAGCCCGCGACGGGGGCGGCGAGGGTAAAGGAAGCGAAACCCCTCGCCGCCGCGCCCGTCCGGGTCAGTGTTGCGGGTCTTTGTCGATGAAGATCGAGTAGCCGCCTCGCGCCCTGGCCTCCATCACCTCGACCTTTTCCTTGGTGCCCGGGATCGCGGCCGTCGGCTTTGGCGAATCCATCACGGCCTGCACCTCGCGGACAACCTCGTCGAACTCGTCGCGGGCCAAGAGCAGGGCATCATGGAGAATCGTCCTGTCATAGCTCGCGGCCCGCTCGGTGTACGCATGGTTGCCAATCAGCGAATCGCCGCCGACGTTGCGGCGATTGCTGTAGATCAACAGGGTTGAACGTAGGTGGGCCTGCACGCGCTGCACCCGCGTCAACCACTTGCGTAGCTGCGGGTTGAGGTCGTCCGGCCATCTGACTCGCTGTGCCAAGCGACCACTCCCTGGTCGCTTCCTTTGCGATCCACGCTATCCGGTATGTCAAGCAAACAGCGGCCCGGCCGCTGCATCAACCGCCGCGATCCTCGCCGTGGCTATCTCGACGTATTCCGCCTCGCGTTCGATGCCGATGAACCGGAAGCCCTCAAGGATCGCCCCCTTGCCCGTGGAGCCGCTTCCGGTGAACGGGTCGAGCACTACACCGCCGGGCGGCGTCACGAGGCGGCAGAGGTAACGCATGAGGTCGGTGGGTTTCACGGTGGGGTGATGGTTTCTAGGCCGTGTGCGGTTGGCCTTGTCGGTGTTCACCCATTCGCCATCAACCAATGTGCGACCTGCAACCCCGTCACCTCCGTTGTATTTTAGCGATGTGTCTCGCTCTGGATGTGATGCCAGCCCCTCATCCCGATCCGCCTTGCTCGCCTTGGCGCAGTAGAAGAAGCGGGCGGCGGAGCCGGAGTCTCGGTATTGCTGCGTCTCAGCGTTGCCCCATGTGCCGCTGTAAACGCCACCAGAGTCTGTGCCGGTGTTGCCTCCGTTTCTCGCGCTCGTCGCCGGAAACAGCCCCACCACCTCCTCGCTGCCGTCGTGGATGAGGTTCGCGGGCCAGCGGCCGAGGCCGTCATCAAGATTCGTGGTCTTTGATTTCCAGCCACCGTCAAATCCGTTTGTCTCTTGATGGCGAGCAAGTTTCCGGCCGCCTTCTGACTTCTGATCGCCGGATGTGATCCCCACCCTGCACCCATCCACGTTGATCGCCCCCGTGCCATGCGTCAGCACGTTCTGCGCGACGGTGCCGACGAGCGGCTTGCGGGCCACGATGATCGGCTCCCAGGCGGGCTTGAGGGCCGTGCCCCAGCCGGACCACTGGATAGCCTCGCCGCTGATAGCCTCGCCGCTGATAGCCTCGCCGCTCTTGCGAGCGCCGAGGATGGCGTTGTTGCCGCCTTGTCCGCCGGGAACCCGTGGACGCTCCGCCCCAGCCGCCTTGTCAATCGCCTTGCTCACGTCGTGCGACTTGGGGAAGCCGCTGCCGTAGACCCACATCACGCAGTCCCGAATCTCCCAGCCAGCGTCCTCGATGGCACACGCGAGGCGGTGATAGGTCCGAGTCCCGCCGAACGCGAGCAGGTGGGCTCCTGGCTTCGCCACGCGGAGAGCTTCGGTCCAGAACTCCACGCCCGGCACGCCGTGATCCCAGCCCTTGCCCATGAACGACAGGCCGTAGGGCGGATCGCTCACGATGGCGTCAACGCTCTCGGCGTCGAGTGTCGCCATGACTTCGCGGCAGTCGCCGTGGTGGATCGTCCAGGCCATGCCGCAAGCGTGGCGAACGTGTCAAGCGCGGCGCAGATGCCGGGCCTCCCAGATGCAGCGGCGGAAGTCGATCCGCTCCTCAATGCTGGCGAACCAAATCGCGGCAAGCTCTGTCACCACGGGCTGCACCAGGAGGTCGAGGGCCGCCATCGTGTTGGGCGACGTGCCCCATCGGGCTTCGAGGTCTTCGCGGACCTTGGCCCAGATGACCGGCATCGCGTCGAGCACCTTCGGCGCGTCGGCGTCGCCCTTGGCGGCGTAGCGGGCCATCGTTCGCTCAGGCCAAAACCGTAGGGTCGTGTCCACCACCTCGGCCGTAGCGTCAGCCATGCCGCCAGCCTTCACGGCGAGCCGGCGGTTGATCGTCTTGTGCAGATCCACGAGCAGCATGCCGAGCGCGTCGCCCACGGGCACCTCCCGCCACTAGGGCCTGGCCGGTGATCCTTGCGCGGGCGACGCGCCCGACACGCGGCACTTACCGTCGGGGCAGCCCTTGCCGCCTTTGCACTTGCACGAGGCCGGGCACGGGCAGGCCGTGCGATGGCCGTCTCCGTGCGTGATCCAGCCGTTCACGCACTCGCCGCAGCACTTGTCGGGCTTCGGCCCGGGGGCCGGGGGCGTGGGGCTCGGGGCCTCGACGGCCATCGACGCTCGCGCCGCACTGACGGCCGCAGCCGCGCGGGCCGCCTCACGATCGAACGCGACCGGGTCGGCCGAGAGCCAAGTGAGCACCCAGAGGATCCAATTCCAGAAGGACATGGGCTACCAGCCTTTCCCGTGGTCCACGATTGCGTAGCCGTCGTCACCGATGGCGGGGGCCTTCACCAGTTGCCGCGACTGCACCTCGGGCGGGGCGGGCTCAACGAACACGGCAACCCAGAGCATCTGTTTCGCAGCCTTGGCGATCCATCGAAGCACGGGGCGATCCGCGAGCGGGCCGACCGGTTGGCCTGGCGGGCTGGCCATCCAGTAGCCGAGGGCCACGCAGGCGACGAGGACGATCATCGTGTTGCGGTCAACTTTCATGGCTCAACCTTCGTCAGAGACTCGATCGGTGCCGGCTGCAGCCAGCGGCCGTTGTGAATGTCGCGGTAGCCAAACCCGGCGACGCCGCCGATGGCCCACGTATCGCCCTTGATCATTCGCTCGACGACGCTGCGGCGTGCGAGAAACGCACCGTCGGGCAGGTCGGCCGGGAACTTGCCGCCCTCGTATCGCAGGTAGCGAGGCCCCCAGCTATTGAGAATGACAGCGAGATCGTCTGGAGCGCCGTTGGCCTTGTGGAGAATCCCACAAATCATCATCTGGTGATGCCACGTCCCGCTGGCCTCGGCGATGCCGCGATTGGCGACGGTAGAGAAGCCCTGCGAGCTTGCGACGGTGCACGGGTAGCCCGACTCCAAGGCCGCCGCTAGCTCGCTCCAGGTCTCGACCTTGACGACGTGCTTACACGGGTGCTTCTTCGCCAGCCGGTCGAGCCGATAGTTGTCGCCCTGGCCGCCGGCCCCGTACGCCCCCTCGCTCTTTTCTCGGCTGGCGTTGTAGGTCGTGTAGTCGAAGATACCTTCGTATGGCTTGCGGTAGATCACGCCCCAGTCGCGGAGCCAGCGGGCGGCGGCGGCACCGAAGGAGCCATCGCTCCAGCCGCCGACGGGCTGCGACCCGTCGTAGCCTTCGGGGTTGTTTCGCCTCGCCTCGACGCGGGATCCGCCATACAGTGGCTCGGTCGCGGGCATCAGCGGCGGCTCGGCTAGTTCGCCGATTTCCCACGACACCGCCTCGGCACAATACACGGCGTGCATCGCGCCCCACGCGACGCAGCTGCCGTTCAATTGCTTACCAACAACGAAGTCCGTGCCGTAGCGGGCACGGTGAGCCTTGAACATGGCACGATAGAGGAACGTGTCCACGTTCTTCGCCTTGGCCATAGCCTCGGCCCCAGCCTGCCGGAACATCGGCTGCGGAAGCTCGGCCATGAACTCGGCCACGCCTTCGGGGTTGGGCACGTACCCGTAGTTGCCGTCATCGCCCCCGAGGCCGGTCCAGCCGCCGGGAACGCCGTCGCCGCGCCACGCTTCAAGGGCCACGGCGAGGCCCAGCCCGAGGAGCAGGGCGGCGGTAAAGATTTGCCACTTGGCTTTCGCGGACGAGCTCATCGGGCGGCGGCCTCCGCGGCACGGCCAACCTCGCGATAGGCGGCGACCCATCGGGCTCGCTGCTCAGGCGTCAGCGGCCCGCCCGAGGTGCCCGCGGCGGCGTTGAGGTACTCCTCGATCGCGGCCCGTGCCCGGGGGTGCTTCTCGCCGAGGCTCTGCCCCTTCACCAAGAGGAGCCGGGTCCGCACTCGCAACTCGTCGAAAGCGACGCCCGTCTTGATCAACGGCTCGGCCTGCGTTGCGTCCCACTCGAGCTCGGCCGCGAGCTCGTTGCACAGAGCGGCCGTCGTGGCCGCGTCGGCTGCGGCGTCAGGCCCGACGAACGTGCCCCGCAAATCGAGCCTGGTGGCGTCTGGCGTGGGTGTGGGCTGCGGGCTGGCCGGCGAGCGGCTGGCGTAGGAGATCAGGGCAGCGGCCCCGAGGGCGATCGCGGCGTAGTGCCGGCGGTCGAGCCGCTCGACCAGGTGGGCGTGCTCCTGGATCCACGGCCACGCCAGCGCGACGGCAGCGGCCAGCAACAGGGCGGCGGTGATCATATGGCGGCCTTTCGCACGAGGGGCAGGAGCGACTCGATGGCACCGGCCGCGGCGAGAAGCACGAGTTGCCGGATCGTCGGGCGAACGATGAGCCAGACGGGCCACGCCAGCGTGGGCACGGCCTTGTCGGCCACGGCATCAAAGAGCAGGCCAACGGCTTCAAGAGCCCACGCCTTCTTTGCGGCCCCGCTTTCGGGCAGCGAGTCGAGCGCCGCCATGACCGTCTTCAGGAGGGCGACGGTGAGCTCGCCAAACTCGGCGACCGTGATGCCGTCGGCTGCGGCAGAGCGGGCCGTTGCGATGAACGCGGCGACCTTGTCGGCCACCGTGTAGAGGTTGCTGGCCACGGTGATCGGTGCAGACGAGATCATGCCTTCACTCCTACGACGTACAGTTCCACGTCAGCCGCGGCGGCTCCGTTGTTCGTGATCGCGATCACCTTGTCGCTCGCCGTGGTCGCGTAGCCCGCCTTCGGGTGCGAGACGTAGAGCACGCCGTCGGGGCCGACCGTCGTCGCGCCGGCCGCGAGGGCCGTCCAGCGGTTCGAGGTCGTGCCACCGACCGACAGGCTCGCCGCCGTCGAGCGGTTCTTCACTAGTAGTGTCTTGACCTTGGCAAGCGAGAGCGTCCCGGTGCCGCCCATCAGCGTCAGCGTGAGCGACCGCAGATCGACGGTCGCGGTGCCGCCGGCCGCGATGGTGATCACGTCCTTGAAGTAGCCGTTGGCCTGGTCGTTGCCCGTGCCGTCGGCCAGCGTGAACGCTAGGTTCGCCGTCGCCGTGTCGGTGACGGTGGTCGTATTCATGTCGTCGATCCACCGCGGAACGATCCGCAGGGAACCGGTGAGCGAGAAACTAGCTGCCACTGCCGCTGCCTCCCGCTGCCGTCGAGGTGCCGAACAAATACAGTTCGTAGGTGACTGCGGCCCCGTTGGGATTCGCGATGCGGATCACGCTATTGGCCTCGGTGACCTCCCACGAGTCGGTCTGATTCACGGAAAACCACTCCGAGCCGGGGCCGACCTCGGCCGCGTAAACGACGGTCGGTCGCCCGGGGTCCACGCCCACCAGGAGCCGACGCCCCGGCGTCGTCGTGGTGTTCGCCACGCGGATGGCCCGCAGCTGCCGGAAGGTGAACGGCACCGTCACGCCGAGCGACTGCTGCGTGAGGTTGAGCAGGTCGAACGACTCGATGGAGTTGGCCGGGATCGTGCGGGCATCGGCAAACACGAGATCCGCCTCGCCCGGCCCGTCGCCGTCGGTGATTGTGTAGGAGCCCGACACGGTCTTGCGGTTCGTGATCGACCCGACCTCTTGCGTGTCGAGCCGCGTCCACGAGAGCGTCGTGCGGATCGTGCCGGTCAGTGCGTCCGTGAGCGTTTCAGCCATTGACGAGCCCCGCGTTGATGGCCTGAAGGAGGGCGGCCGGCTTTACGCCCGCCCTGAACGCCGCCAATTCGATGTCAGCCTTGGAATGCTTGGCGGGTCGCTTGCTCGTCACCTTGCCCCAAAACTGCTGCTGTGGCGTGTAGTTCGCCGCAATCGACGTGATGTCGCCCGGGGCCGCGATCGGCTCGCGGCCGTCAGCACCGCCTCGGCGAAAGTGGGCGTGAGCGATCACGCCCCTAGGGTCGCCGCCAGAGGGGGCAAAACGGAGGGGCTATGGATGGCGACACTCGGCCCGGCAGGCGGCGTAGCCGGCAGCGTCGATGTCGTTGTCGTGGTGGTCGTCTGGGCCACGACTGCGGGCGATCTTGTCGAGCAGCATGATCGTCGCCCAGTCCTCGGGGCGGAACGAAGTCCCGAAGGCGGCGTTGATCAGGGCCACCGTGATGCGGAAGTGTTCCAGCGGCGGGCCGTACTTCTGGCGTCGGTCGCGGACGGCGGCGGCGGCATCGAGGAGCAGCCGCTCCGACGGGCTCACGTCGTCGGCCTTTGGGAGCGTGTGCGTCCTCCACCCAGCCGGCACGTCGGGAGTGACAGCCCGCAGGCTATCGCCACGCAGTCGCTGCCCTTCGAGCTCGCGGTGCCCGCGAAGAATCCAGTCGTCGGGAATGCTGGGCGTGTCAGAGTCGGCGGCGTCGCTGGGCACCGGATCGACGGTCGTGTCGAAGCACCGGGCCGCGGCTTCCTGCGCCGGCTTGCATCCGGCCAAAGAAGCGGCCATCGGCGTGTAGCCGCGCAGCTTCGGATCGGCGGGGTCGGTCGATTCCATGCGGGCGGCAACGGCCTCGCGGAGAGTTTGGTTGTCGGCTTCCAGGCGGTCAAATGCTGCGGTCATGGCTTCCCTTTCGTGGATCAATCGAATGACATCGGCGGCGAGCGTGCCGCTTGTGCCCGTGTAAGCACCAGAGAATCGGCGAGCCCGGTACTCCGCTTGCGTTATGTACTCGGCGTCAAGCACGAGCCGCACCCGCGACGAGCATGCCGGCGAGTCCGCCGCCGGGGGCGTAGAACCACGTCTCCATCGCCTGCCGTGATCCGAGGTAGCCTTCCTGCGAATGCCAGTCATCGGGCGGGCACAGAGCCGGCGCGATCCGCACGACCACGCCATCAACCGTGTCGATGCCGTCCGTGTCGATCACTCGCCGCATGCGCGCCGCTTGCTTGTGAAGGTGGCCCGTGTGGAACTCGCGATAGCGGCAGCGGCTCCAGGCGTCGGGCACCTCCAGTGCCATCAGCGACGGCAGCTTGCCGCGGGCCTTGTCGCCGTGAGCGAAGCCGATCAGGTTGCCGGCGTGCTCCAGGTACTGCCGGTGCGTGTAGGTTTCGTGGATCGTCACCCGCTTGTCGGCCTTGAAGTGCGTGGCCAATAGCAACCGGAACCACGCGGTCATCGTCTCGTCGTGATTGCCCGGGACGCAGACGACATCGGTCGGGCAGGTCTCCGCAGACCGATCGACGAGGTACGTCGCTGCGGCCGTCCCAGTCTCGATCATCTTTTCGAGGCGGCCGTCACGCTCCAGCTGCGTGCCGCGCGTCGTCTTCGCGTCGGGCGTGTCGTAGTGGTACACATCACCGAGGAAGGCGATCGTCCGCCGGGCCGGCTCTTGGCGGTCGCCAGCGTCGATGAGCCGCAGCCCGGCGTCTCGCACCAAGCGGTCGGCGTGGTCGAGGTCGTAGTCGTCGCCGCCGGTCGTCTTGCCCCAGGCGTATTTGCCGAAGTGCGGGTCCGCCACGACGAGCACCTGCCAGACGCCGTCACGCTTGGCCTTCGCCGCCTTCGCCTTGGGCTTGCCGATGCGGCCCGAGGCGGCAGCCCCGTCGATCATCGCCTCGACGGCCTCGCGGATGCCCGGCCCGGCCTTCGGGCGTAGCCGAACGTGCACGCGGTGTAGCTCAGTAACAACCGGCTCGCCGCTTTCCTTGTCCGCCGCGAGCCCTTCCCACTTGGTCGCCTCGCTGGTGGCGACCTCGAACTTGGTCATATCGGCTTCGATGTGCCGCAGCAGATCCTCGACGGTGCGGATGCGAGCCGAGACGCTCTTCACCTCCAAGCCGTCGGCGGTTTCCTTTTTGGAAACCTCCTCGATGGTCAGGCCTTTGTCGCCGTTGATCTGGGCGGCAACCTCAGCGACTACGCTCTTTCGAGCCATGCGAGCACCCCCTGAAATTGGACGGCGGCAATGCCGCGATCTTTCAGCGTCCGTGCAATCGCCTCGGCCGCCGGCTTCTTTTGCTTGCCGAACCGGCCCGCAAGGTAGGCGTCTTTGATCTGCCGCAGCGTGTCGGCGTGCTCGGGGGAGATCCGCTGATACCACGCCTGCGACTGCCGCTCGCTAATGTTGCCGAGCACCTCGTCGATGATGTCGCCTTTAGCCTTGCCCATGCGTCACTCCTCGTGGTCATCGGGCTGTCGGAACCCCTCGGCATCGAGCACGCCCGACAGGGTCTCGGAAAACTCCGCGACGGCTTCCTCGCTCAGGTCTGGCCACCGGGCGTGAATCAACTCATGAAGCAGGGTATCTAAGAGGTCAACGCCGTGGAGCGTGTCGGCGATGCGGATCGTCTTGGCGTTGTAGTCGCACTGGCCGTCGTCGTTACGAAGTCGCTTGCGGAGGATCTTCCACCGTTGCTCGCCCACGTAGACGGTCCGCTGCTTGCGTTGGCGGCGAGGCATCGCTCTATCCTGCGAGCCGGCGGTCGTATTCGGCCTTGGCGTCCGGCGCGAACCGGCGATTGATCAGCGACTTGATGATCGCACCGTTGGCAATCTCGGCCTTCGCCTGGCAGGCGTGCTGAAACACGAGATTGCCGTCGCTGTCGTGCTGGCAGATCGCGGGATGCCGCCAAACGGGGTTGCGCGGCGGCAGGTGGTAGCGGTGCCCGCAGAGGTGCCACGCGAGGAGGAACGTGTCCTTGTCGCCGTAGACGAACTGATAAACCTCGTCGCTCCAGTCGTTCAGGCAGAGGGCCACGTCGAGGGCGGCGAAGTGGCGTCGGCGGTCCACGAGCATCTGGCCCGACTCAAACGGCCGCGCCCCGGGCACGGGCTCCAGGCCCACGGCCCGCCACGCGCCCTCGGGCACCCATTGGCCACGCTCGCGGCTCGGCGGCAGGTCGGGCCAAAACATCGCGCCGGCCCGCTCGTAGGCCTTGTCGTGGAAGAGGTAGGTCGGGTCGGTGACCGGCACGTTGTCGGCGTCGATCAGCAGGGCCTCGGCGAAGCCCGTGTGAGCGAGGGCAAACGACTTGAGCCACCAGCCCAAATGCTGGGCGGATCGGCCCGCCACGGCCCGCGTAGCGATCCCACGCTCGCGACAGAACTGGCCAACGTCCACCAGCCGCACGCCGGGCTCGGGGGCGAACACGCCGCGGATCGCGTCGGGCATCTCGTGCGAGAAGTGCCAGAGCTCGACGGGCAGCCGGCAGCCGAGGCCACGGAGGGCGGTGATCAAATGGAACGCGAGCCGGCCGTAGAGGTCGCCGCCGGCCACGATGACCACGCCACGGAGCTCGCGGATCGGCGGCACCAGGAGCGGCGGATGGTCGAGCCGGTCGGCGAGGGCCAGGCGAAAGGGGGACATGCCGCTAGGGTACGGGGCCTGTCGAGCCGGCCGCAGGGGGTGGAAGGCCTACGTCTTCCGAATCCGCCAATACCACGTCCGCGTGCCGTCTGGTATTCCAGCCGCCCGAATCATCACGTCCTCGCCTTCCGCCAGCTGCTCCTCTTGGAACTTGTTGAGCACGAGCACGTCGGAGATGTCGGCGCAAAACTGGTGCGTGACACTACGAGAATCGGCCTCCGTGGCGTCTTCAAGCTTTTGCCATGCGGCGAGGCCGCCAAGCAGCGCAAACCCTTGCTTGTACGGTGACTGCCGCTCGTACTCGCCTGGGTCGGACGAAGCGCCGCCAATGAACGCCCCTCCGTTGGTTGTGCCTCGCGACGCAAGCCAGTTTGGACCGAACTGGCCCTGCAATAAAGCATCGTCGTCGTACTCGTACAACTCAGCCCAATTCGCGTCTCCGCTTGCCGTAGCGAAAAGCTGTGGCTCTAGCTGCCAATCCACGTAATCGACATCGGCTCGCAATGTGACGCGCACCGAGATCGCCAGCGACAGATCGCCAAGCGTCGTCGTCTTGAGTGCCGGATATGTGCGATGATCTCGCCACGCGGACAAACACGCTTGTAGGCCCGTCTGCGTAATCGCTCCGCCCGACAACTGCCGGACGACGCCGCTATCTTCGTGGCGAATTACAGACCAGTCATCAGGCCACACTTCCGGCGGGCGACGATAGAGCCACCAGGGGATTAGCTTTCCGACCATCGACGGAGCATGAAAGCTGCCCCCCGCATATTTGTCGCCTGGCAGGAATTCAATTTCTTCAAGATCGTAAAAGCCGCCAACAGGTCCGTTTACTATTGTGCCGTCGGCTCTTTGCACGTCCGGCATAGCGACCAGTATCGGATCCCACTCCAATACCTCGGCTTGCGAATACATCTTGTTCTCAAACGTGTATCGCACGCGATACCACTCGCCCTCATAGTCGCCGCTCGTCCGCACCGCGTCGGGCGGGCGCGAAACGGCTTCGCGGATCGGCAACTCCGCGCTTCGCACCGACTCAATCGCCATCCAGACGTTTTGCGGCAGCTGCTGGCCCTGGAGCGTCTTGGCAAAAGAAATCGGCCCGCCGTCTTTGGCGAGGAGTATGGCGGCCGTGGTTGTTCCGGGACTTGCTTCGCTATTGGTCGGAACGACGGAAAAGTCGCCGACGTTGCCGTAATCCGTCTTCGTAAAATCGGCCTCGGCATTGCCCTGGTACGCGACGAGCTCAACCTCAAAGCCGTCGATGTCCTCGTCGCAGCGGATCGCGGAAGCGTGTAGTTGGGCCGCCGACGGCGCGACGCACGCCGAAAGGCTGGCCGGCGGGCAGGGATCGATTGTGGTCGTCAGCCCGAAATACGAATGCCCAGGAGGCGGCGACGTAAGCGGCGGCACGCCCGGCACGTAGCCGTCGCGGATCAGTCGCGGCGAATACTCGCCGATTGTCACAGGAACGGTCACGGTCGCCGACGCCGATACGGTGGACAGCTTTTTGGAGGCATCCTCAAACGCAGCCTTGCCGAGCGTCACTGTCCCGGAGAGGCTTGCCACTCGCCCGATGGCATACGGCCCGGTCGTCGAGCTCGTGTCGATGAGCCGCGGCCACCCGCTTTCGTCGGCCATCAGCCACGACGTTCGAGCCGCAAGCACGCACGGCTCTGGATCGTAGGGAAACCCGGCTAGGTCTACTGGCGGATCCCCCTCTTCGATGTCGTGGTATCCGACTGAACCATCGCTTTCGCCGAGAGGTCGCCCCCAGTACGAACGCTTGGTCTGCTCTGGATCTTCAGGGTCTGGGTAGACGTAGATTGCTTTGACTCGCCCCGGCTGAGGGCGGCGATCAATCGACGAGAGCTCAATGGTCACAATGTCGTCGGTGAATACATCGCCTGCCGGGTCGTACTTCAGCACCAAGAACATTCGCTCTTCTTGAGCGGCGGTCGGCACCGTGACCTTCCACTCCCGGCTGCCGTCGCCAACTGCCTCGACCTCAATGCCATCCACGTCTTCCTGCGTGCCGTCGGGCAGCCATTTCGTGAGCGTGAACTGGCCGACATCGACGCCTTCTGGGTCAATCTTGCGATCAAACGTCAGCGTGACAGACGACACCTTTTCTGACTGCCTTCGCGCCCGCCAGTATTCGCACGTCTGCAGGCCAACGTCCGTAAGCGTTGCCACTGCGCCGCGATGGTTGTCGGCGGGGATTTGGTGCGACTTCCATGGCACACCAGGAATTGCGGCAGGGCTGTTGCCGCCTTCGTCCTTTGCCGCAGCGACATTGTCGTATGGGTACAGCGTGTAATCGCCAGGTCCTCCGACAAGCGGCCCACCTGGAGAAGTGCGCAAGAACCAAACATAGCTGGGCCGCGCGAAAACTCCTTCTTGGTTTTCGTCGTGGCCGCAAATGTATGTCTTTCCGAAAACATTCGATGTAGAAAGCGGCTCAGTCGAAACAACGCATCCGCGCGGCATACCACCGCCGCCGTTAAAAAAGTCGGTTCCGGTCCAAAACAAGTCATTTGGGACCGTGAACCCAACAACCGGCTTTGTCGTGTCACGGATAAACGAAGAAAACGTCTTGTGAAACCGCGGCACCCACCGCCGTGAATCCGGCCCGCTGCCGCTCCATGTTGGCTCTACGGGCACCGTCACGACCAGATAAGAACCTTCGACCTTCGTTGCGTCGTTGATCTGCTGCTGCGTCGGATTGACCTCAGAAAAGACTTCGTCGCCGTCGCGGTAATACGTTGACCTGCGGCCCGGTAATTCCTGCATCGACGACGACGGCGATGGGAAATAGGTGTCGTGCTCACGTATATACGGCTTGCCGCGATCAACGTATGCAGTCGCGTGTACGTTGGCCGGCAACTCGTCGGCCGGCCCGGCTGCGTAGCAACTGATGCCGGCATTAAGACCGTCGGGCGGCCACTGGTTAATGCTGAAAACATAATTATCTAGACTGCGACCAATCGGCAGCCCGACAATCGCCATCGACTGGCCTTGGAACTCAAGGAGCTTCCTGCCGTCAAAACCTTCTGTGTACGGAGCACCGGCACTATTGCCTTGACTGACAAACCATCCAAGGTTGTTTGCGGCCGGCAGAGATAAAAGAGAAACCGATTCGCAATAGACGACGATTGCCTCTAGTTCTTCCAGGGGGCGTTCAACAAAATCGTCGAGCGGCGTTCCTGGGTGTGCATCCAGGTCCCGCGACCCTGACTCCGCAAGCCCAGCAGGCTCCGGCAGGTCGTGCAAAGCGCCGGCCGCAAACGGCACGAAATCGCCGGCGTAAGGATTGAGGTAGCTGCCGAACGGAATAACATCTACCAGTGAAGATTGCGGCGTGATCTGGTATGGCGTGCTGTTGTATCGGAGGCCGCTGCCTCCTTTGACTATGCCAACCGGCTCGGCGAATGGAAACAAGATGACATTCGGATTGAATACGGGCGGATTCAGTGGATCAAAATAGATCATCACAGGATCCGCGAAGCCTTCCGGTGCTTCTCGCTCTGTGAGCTCAGCCTTTGCCTGAGCGGTCTTGTCGCCAATGACAGAGACTGCGATTGACGCGGATTTCTCCGCCTGCGTCGGCGGATGCTCTTCGTCGTAGATGTAGACGTTGCCTGTCTGTCGCCCCGGCGCAGGGCTCCACGTCGCATCGACGCGAATCATCGACGCCCCGAGGTCAAACGACGAACTTCCGCCGGTGGCCGTGCCCGTGATCTGCCCGAAAATCTCATACGCATCCACGGACCACGCCCGCGATGTCGTGACCGTTGACGGGTGTGCCACGGCACTACAGTCGATGAGCGTGCCGCCTTGCGTGAGCAGCGACTGAACGGCCGAGAACGTGTAGCGTGAGTTGCCGTATGCGTACTTGTGCAGCACGTCAACAACAATGCAGCCACAGCAGTTGCAGTTGGCCATGGCTATCCAATCACGGCGGCCATGACCCCGTCAGTGCCGGAGCCCATCCACACTATTCGTAGAGGCCCGCACTCGGCCGTGATGAGTTGCGTGACATCGTCGGCCCGCCCTCGGGCGTACTTGTGGGCCGTCGTCAGGATTTTGATTTTGGCCGGAAACCGACCGGAAATAGCCACGCGACCGACCGCTCCAGCGGCGATTGGCTCGACGGCCACCCCGACGGCCTGGTCGCCGCCTTGTGGCATTACGCCGGAGAGCACCATGTCAGACGTGAATTGAGCCGAGGAATTACTTGCGGTTGAGGTGACTGGATTGCCAAGGCCAAGCACGCCCAGCCACGGCACATCTTCGCCGCTGTTGTTTCGCACAAGCAAGATGTTTGACGCCCGAGGCGGCCCCTCCTGTCCTGGCGATAAGAATTTATCTCGCTCGCCGAGCACGATGTCGGCCGCATCCTGCGCCCGGTTCCACGCGCGGGCCGAGATAGCGGTGCCAAGCTTCTGGCCCGGCTCAATGCGGCCATCCTTGCGAGTAGGGTTGCCCATTACAGCCCCGTCATGCCGGTGCCGATGCCTAGATCGGCGAAGTTGCTCTCGCGGTAGACCTGGTGCACCCACACGATCTTGGGCACCTTCCAAATCTTGTTGTCCTTCACGTCGTCTTCGTAGTACGTGTTGAGGTACTCGTGGCCCTTCTTCTCGATGTTTACGATCTCGCCGATCGTGAGTGCCGGCAGCGTCTGTTGCTCGCCAGCGTTTGGCGAGACGGCGAACTTGTACGACAACGCCCACGGGCCGTCGCCCTTTTCACGGTCCCAGTCTTGCGAGCCAGAGCAGCCAAGGAACAGCACCTCGCCAGCCTTAAACCCGCGGAACTCGCCGTTGTTCGTCGTGCCTGACGCCTGCGACACTGTCTTGATGTACTCGGCCTTCACATACGACGACGGCACCTCGTAATTTTCCTGCCACGACAACTGCGGCACGATGATGTCCACGCCGTTGACGTTCTGGCCGTCAAAGCCGATGACCTTGTCGCCGTCAGTCAGATTGGGCGTCTTTCCCTTTTCCGACACCTTGCCTGCGATGGCCTGCGTAATGTGCTCTTGCCCGCCAGACGTGTCGAACGATCGCGAGCGGCGAATCGGCCCCGTCTGCTCCTCGTCTTCGACGCCTTCCTTGGAGTAATTAACGGTCAGGTGCCACGCGTCACCGCCGAGGTATTCCAGCGTGTAGCTATCGGCCTGCAGCTGGCCGCCGCCTGGCGGATAGTTCCAATAGAGATTGCGGACGTTTAGTTGATCAACGATGTCGTTATGGACGGCAGTGTCGTCCGTCGAGCCAAAGAGCTTCCACGACTTGACGTAGGTGCTCGTGGCCTTGCGGCCCGGCCGTACAATCGTGGCCGTCCGCGACTCGTTGTCTTCGACCCACTGGATCGCCATCCGCTACTCCTTCACGACGCCGCCGTCGCCTTCGCGCGTGTTCTGCTCAATCCGCTGCAGCGTCTCTAGCTGCTTCTGGGGAATGCTGGTCCCCACACCCATACCACCAGCTGCAAACGCGGAGAACGATCCGACGCTCTCGCCTTGGTTCTGTGCGGCCTGACCGGCAGCGTCTTGGATGCCCTTGGGATCCGCCGCCTGTCCGCCAGCGCCAGCCGCTGCGGCCCCGCCGGCTGCGGCACTGCCGGCCTTACTGATCCGCTCCTGGGCGTCTTCGAGGGCCGCCTCAATCGTGGCGGCTTGCTGCGCCGAAAGCCGGCCGTTGGACGAGAGCGCGTCGAACTCGCCGTAGAGGTCCTGGAGTTGCTCGATCGACGACGCGGATTCAATGTTCTTCAGGAGGTCGGCGAACTGCTCGCCCTGGACGCGTTGGTTCTTGGCTCCGCTGGCCTTCTGTCCGAGGGTCTGCTCCGCTGCCACCGTATTGGCCCGTCGCTCCTCGGCTCGCCTGTCGTTTTCCGCATGCCGACCGGCCGCGATCTCATCGGCCTTCTTCATCTCGGCATCCGAGCCGCGGGCCGCCTCCCGCTCCCGCTTGCGGGCCGCGTTGGCGTCGGTGACCTTCTTGTTTTCAGCTTCGAGGTCGAAGCCCTTTTTGATGAAGCTCTGGACGTAGTTCCAGCTTTTCTGGACGGCAGCGACCATGTCGTCAAACGCGTTGAGCACCCAGTTGATTGAGTCGCCGAACACGCCCTTGATGCCCGCCCACATGTAGGTCACGGTGTTCTGCACGAACGCCGACCACGAATCGACCGAGCCCATGATCGCCTCGGACCCGCGAGCCCAGGCGGCGTAGAGCCCGGCCATGGCGATGTCCATTGCGCCCTGGAGGTCGCCGCCGGCAATGGCTTCGTAGAGCCCCGAGAACGTCGTGCTGCCGATGTTGCCAAGGTCGGTCAGAAGTGTCGTCGCATCGCTCACGGCCGTAGCAAACCCGCCGCTCAGTGCAGACGAGATGCCTTCAAAGCCTCCGAGCATGTAGAAGACGAAGCCGCCCGCAGCAGCGAGAACCGCGACGAGAGCCAAGAGTGGGGCGTTGGCCACGGCCCACGCAGTACCGGATGCAACGGCCGCCGCCACCGACGCTGCCGAGTAGGCGAGCACGCCAGCCGTTGCCGACACGAACGACATGACCAACCCGGCCAGCGTGGTGATGATGCCCACGATCGGAGCCACGACGAGCGACGCGGCGTTGATCAGGCCGCCCAGGCCAAACGACACCAGTTGCAGCGAGCCCCCGACGCCGACCAAGACAGCGCCGACAGCGCTAAACACGGCCACGCCCTTGGCGATGTTGGCCACGAGCTCTTGGTTGTTGCTCACGATTGACGCGAAGCCGTTGACCACCGCCGTGATTGGCCCGGCGAGGGCCATCAGAGCCGGGGCCACGGCATCGCTTACAGCGATCGCCAGCCGCTCCATCGCGGCAAACAGACTCGACATAGCCCCCGACAGCCCGCTCGACATCGTGGCGAACTTGTCGCCCACCGACATCGCACCGGCCATCCCGTCCCGCATGGCGTTGAAGCCATCGACGCCGGCTGCGGTCATCACGGCGGCGGCCCGGATCGCGTCGGACCCAAAGATTCGGCTAAGGATGTCGTCCTTCGCCGCCTGGTCCATGCCTTCGAGGGCAGTCGTGAGGGTGCCGATGATCTCGACCATCGGCCGCATGGTGCCGTCGGCGTTGCGGAACGACTGCACCGATAGGCCCACCTGCTCCAAGGCCCCGACGGCATCGTCGGCCGGTGCCATGAGCCGCATGAGCATCGTCTTTAGTGACGTGCCGGCGTCTGATCCCTTGATGCCTGCGTTGGCCAGCACAGCCAACGCAGCGGCCGTGTCCTGAATGGATTGGTTGGCCAGCCCGGCGACGGCCGACACCTGCGAGAACGCTTGGGCGATGCCCTCGATCGAGGTCGAGCTCGCGTCGGCCGCAGCCGAGAGCGTGTTCGCAGCCACGTCGCCGCTCACCTTGAACACGTTCATGGCGTCGGCCATCACGACCGCGGCGTCAGCCACGGCCATGCCGCCGACCTTGGCAAACGCGATCGCCGCCTCGCCGGCCCCGCCGAGCACCTGCTCCAGCGACATGCCGGCCTTCAGCAGTTCAAGGAAGCCGGCAGCGGCCTCGGTCGGCCCGACGCCGAGGGCCTGCGACATTGAGAGGGCGGCCTTGCGGACCTGGTCGATCTCGGCCGCAGTCGCCCCGGTGGACGCCTGGACGTTGAGCAGCACGTCCTGGAACCGTGCCCCGGCCATAGCCGAGGCCACGAACGGTGCGGCAAGCCCGGCCCCGACGCCGGCCATCCGGCCGCCGATACCGGCGATCGACGCGCCAACTTTTCCGACCGACTTATTGACGCGGTCGAGCGTCGCAAAGAACTTGCGCGCGTCAGCGCCGATTTCGACGAATACGCCGCCCTGCCTGACACGTCCTGCACTCATGTTTCTACCGTGTGCCAGTCAGGCCCAAAAAGTTTGGCAATCTCTTCTGGTGTGGCCTGGCGGACTGCTTTCTTGCGAGCGAAGGGGTGTAGCTTTGACGGGTCGATTGGCGGCTTGCGGCGGTCCCTGTTCACATTGAAGATCGCCGCCATCACGTTGGCGGTGTGCCACCAGTCGTGTTCGAGGCGGGCGTCTCGGGCTGCGGCGAGTTGCCGGAAGGTCCACTCGCCGGGGTGGACGCCGAGGATTCCTGCGGCTTCCCAGATCGCACTCCAGGCAGATCCGACGCCTTCACCTCGGCCAGCCCCGCCTCCGCCTTGTCGAGCATCTCGCCGGCCACTTCGTCCATCTTTGCCGCGAGGAGCCCGACCATTCGACGGAGGCGCTGGGGGAAAAAATCGACAAGCTCCTGTTCCAGGGCCTTCGCTCCCGCCTCCAAGGAATCGCCGCGAAGCCCGTCGAGGAACTGATCCTTCGTCAGCTTCCGCTCCTCAACCTGCTTGGTCAGGATCGCGTACAGCGACTCGCCCACTTTGGCGAACTGGCCGCGAAGCACCTGGAACGTCTGCGACAGCGACGCCACATCGACCATGTCGAATGGCAGCGTCTTGCGCTCAGTCTTCACGCCACCGTCTGGCAACTCCTCCTCGACCGTCACGTCCACCGTGACCATGTCCCGCACCCGCAGGGCAGATGCCACCGTGAGCGCCACCTGCCAGGGACGACCCTCGTTATCGCGAAACTCCCTCACTCGTCACCTCTCATTCGTTTGGCTGGATGCCTTCCCGACACAAGCGGGCTTCGACCGTGTATGTCACGACGCCATCGACGGGCTGACTTTCGGCAAACGACGTGACAACGCAGGGAATAGCTACGCCGCTGCCGCCGACCGAAACCAGGCTGAACTGCCGCCCCTCAATGATGCCATCCTTGGCAAGGTTGCAGCCGTCAATGTCGTTGAACTCAATCGACACTGAGGTCTCAAACCCGGTCGGGTAGACGGTCGCCTGGCGGCTGCCGTACTCGTCTACGTCAATCGTGCGTGCGGTCCGCTGCACGTTGACAGCACGCACGCCGACCAGCGTGACGCCGTCAACGCTGATGACGCAATCCTTGCCGAGTTGGATCGCCACGGGATTAGCCCTCCCGTGCGGTGATCGTAAACGTCACGGCTCCGTCAATTCCGATGTTCTCAGTGACGCCCATGACAAGAAAGCTGCTGGCCGGCGTATTGCTCGTGAGTTGAGCAATCACGCCCGTGGCGTCGTGGCACTCGATCTCCCACATCTTCGTGGTAAATCCGGCCTTGTAGGCCCGGTAGCCAGCTGCACCCGACGCCCCGCCCTCGTTGGCGCGGTTCGTCACGTCGATGACTTCACACTCTTCCGTGTAGGTCGCCGAGATGATGTCGGTGCCGAACGGAGGGGCCGAGCCGTCCTTGCCAAGAACAATGGACATGTTGGTGCTCCTGCGTTAGGTGGTGGAGTGACGGCTGGCGGAAACGGTCCACGTCTGGATGCCGTCGATCGGGTCAGCCTTAGCGACGCTGGTCACGACGTACTCGACGTTGCCGGTATTCGTTCCACCGAGCGTGAACGTGTCGCCGGCCTCAACGCCCGGGTCGTCCACGCATTCGACCTCGACGGTCTGCTCGATAAGCGCCTTACGGAACTTGCGGGCCGCGTCGCCGAACTTGGTCACGTCGATCTCACTCGCCGAGTTGTTGACCGTGACACTGCGAGCATTCGCAATGCCCGTGATATTCGCGTCCTTGCCGAGGGTCACTGCCATGTGGACTGCTCCGTGTGCGGGGTGTGCCGCTCACGATAGGGCTGACAGGCAGGCTCTCCGCAGGGGGTGTGGCTAGGCTGCGCGGAGCGTGTCGCGGAACCGCTCGCGGGCGCGGGCCACAACTTTCTGGACGCCCGCCGCGCCCTGCATGTACGGCCTGGCAGGATAGCGAGCGGTCTTGGTCATGGTCGTCCGCTCCCAGTTCCTGGAGTGGCGAAAGCCTTTGTGAGACCAAAGGATTGCCCCGTACTGGAACTGATTGGCTTGGGGCAGGCTTGTAGTGAACCGCCCCTTGGCGTCTCGCCCCTGCTTGCCATAACCCTTGCGTCGCAGGAACGCATTCCGGGCCGCCCCGACGCCAATGCGGTAGGCAGTGAGCGTCATCGTGCCGCCGAACTCATGGAGCCGGCCAAGCCAGTCAGCTTTGAGTGCCCCGATTACCACGCTGCGGCGCGACCCATCCCAGAAAAACATCACGTCGCGGTAAGCGAACCGCTTTGGTGCCCACGACTTGATTGGCCTGCCGGCCGAGCGAGGCTTGCCGCTTCCGGCCATCGTGATGTCGCGGTAGAGGCCGCCGACAAACTCGACGATCTCGTTTGCCCGCACCGCTTTCTGGCCGGCTTTTGTCTTTGCTGGGGCATTCTGGCCAATGCCACGCTTTGACGCCTCCTGGATGTCGCGGCCGGTTTTGCGTAGGGCTTCGTAGTTGGCTTTCTCTAGTGCCCGCCGCACCTTTGCCCGATCAAAGAACTGGCCCTTGATCTTTGCTTGCAGGGCGATCTTGGACTGCGTCGCGGCCGAGGCCTCTCGGCGATTGCCGCCGACGGCACCGGGGCGAATGTGTGCCCGGCTTGCCCGTGCCATCAGCGGAACGTCCTGTACGTGACCGAGATCACGGCCCGCCACACGTTGCGTTCCTGCAGGCCCTCGTCTGGGTTGATGTCGAGACTGATCGACATCGGGCTCGTCGCCGGAAACTCCAACTCGCCCCAGTCGTTCGCGAGCAGCACGTCGATGATCTCTTCCGTGAACTCGAGCATCTGGTCGGCATCCGCCTCGGTTGGCGTGTGCCTGCCGACAAACACATTGATCTGGTAGTCGAACTGGTGCTTGGAGCGATCGACTCGCTCGATGTTGTTCTGGCTTCCGGGCGTGACGACGATCACCGGGTTGACCATGTCCTCGATGTCTACGCTCGGCCAGTTCGCGCGAGACACGGACGGAGTGGCATCCACAGTGCTCCACGAATAGCCCGACAAGGCTTCCGCCAAGGCGTCGGCGAGGTCTTTGAGCAGGCTCACGCGGCGGCCTCCAGGATTCGCTCCATTGCCTCGACGTTGCCCGTCAGGCGTGGGTCTCCCGGGCATCGTGCCACGGCTTCCCTCGCCAACTGGAGGGCCTCGGGCCGCATGCCGAGATTCCAGGCCGCCACGCTGGCGAGGTCGTAGGCCTTTGTCTTGGCCTCGGGATCGGTCGCGTGCGTGCCCTGGCCGTCGGCGTTGATCGCTTGGGCGGCGAAGGCGTGACACTCCCGCCACTCCTCCCGCTTGTAGTGGCAGAACGCCAGCTGCTGCCAGGCGTCGGGCTCGCCGGTCGCCTCCGTCGCGGCGTGGTGTAGATGCTTCTCGTCGCCCGTCAGGCGAAACAGGGCGCGGTAGGCGTAGGCCCGCTCGGTCCACATGCCGCCTTTCATTCCGAGGTAGTGGACGAACGTCGCCGCAGCCTGCGGGTCGCCGGCCCACTCCATTTCGCGGGCGAGATACCACCAGGCCCGGGCATCGTGCGGAGCCTCGCGCACGGCCACCTGGAGCAGGGCGAGATCGGTCTTGTGCCGCTTGCCGGCGTCCCGGTGATGGTGGATCTCCAGCCCCTCGACGAACTTCTGTCGTTTCTCGCCGTTCCAGCACACGAGCCCCTCGTGCGTCGCCGCCGTCCATCGGAACCCGTGGCGGGCGTGAATGCGGTCGCTGTAGAAGACGAGCCCCGGCGAGCCGTCGGCCTTCCACGACCACACGTAGCGATAGCGGAGGTTGTTGTGCTCGTTGTCCCACTCCCGCTCGACAACCTCACGCCATCCGGGCTGCAGCCGCTCGTCGAGGTCAAGCCGGATGCAGACATCGACATCGGGCGGCGCATGGCCGAGCGACAGGTTGTGGGCATCGTCCCACCGCCAGGGCACGACGTAGCCGTTACAGACCGTAACGCCCTGTTGCATCAGGATCCCCGGCGTGCCGTCGGTGGATCCTGTGTCGGTGACCACCCGCACGTCGGCCTCCCGGCACGAGTCGGCCCACTCGACGCAATGCTTCGCCTCATTCTTCGCCAATGCGTAGACGCCGATCTTCATGTGATGACCGCTGCCTCCCGAAGCCCGTCGTTGATAAAGTCCACTCGCCGCCGCTTCTCGCGGGCGAACTCATCGACCGCCTTCCGTACCTCGGGGTTGCAGCAGTCGTCGGCCAGGATCACGGGCACCTGAGCCACGAGGTGCAGGTCGTGCAACGCCCCGGCGTAGGAGTGGTCGCCGTCTACGTGGGCAAAGTCGGCCGGCGGCAGGCTGCGAACCGCCCGGCTGTTGACCACCACAAGCGAGGCGTCGATCGCCCACCGCTCCACCACGCTCTGCCAGTGGGCGAGGCAGTCGAGGCTGTCGTCGTCGGCCGCCCCGTCGATGCACAGGTAGCGGGCGTCTGGGCAGGCCGTGGCGAACGACACAAGCGAGTAGCCGCACCGCGTGCCGATCTCGATCACCCGCTTCGGCCGCACGTCGGCGGCGACGGCCGCCTTGCGGTAGTAGTGGCGGGCAACCCGCTCGTCGAGTTGGAACCAGTCGTGTGGCCGCCACGCATCGGCGAGCGTCTTGGAAATCTTCACCTCAAACGGTGACGGCATAGAGCATCCTCCGTACGTCGTCGGCTTCAATCGCCGTGATCCACGCCTCGGCGTCACGAACGCCGTAGCTGGCCACAAGCCGGTGGCCGTTGACCGCCAGCCCGGCGGCAAACTCAATCGCCTGCCTTTCGCGAAAGGCGAAAGCGGGCGAGACCCGCCGCAGTTCGAGGTCGGCGTCGAGCCAGATAAACCGGTGTTCGTAGACGCGGCGGCTGCCGAGGCCCGCCACCTCGTGCACTAGGCCAAGCCAGCCGTCGTCGAACTGGAGCAGCTGCGAGCCGCCACGGAACCGCTTGGCGAGGGCCGGCGACGGGCGACGCTGCGAAATCTGCCACGCCCCCGGGATCGAGCCGTTGGGGTCCACCGTCACGACGTGACCGTTGTGGTTCGCCGCGTAGAGCCAGCCCTCGCGGCCCACAAACGGCATCCAGTTCTTTTCGTGATCCTGGACGTTGATCCCGTCGAGCACCCGCAGCCCCGAGAACGTGGCCGCCCGCAGATCGAGGTCCGCGGTCGCGATCCGGCAGCGGCCGTCGAAGGGGCTCACGTCGCGGACGGTGGCCGAGACGCCTATACCCGTTTGGGTATATCGCAGCCGGCAGTCCTCCAGGCCGGTGACCGCGAAGCCGGTCCGTGGGTAGTCGGGGCCAGTGACGACGCGGGCCGAGGCGACGGTGAGGTCGGGCCGCAGCCTGACGAGCACGTTCTCCGTGCGGATGCAGCCGCCGTCGGCGGCGGGCATCTCATAGCGGCCGTCCACGATCTGGTAGTTCGAGGATCGCACCAGGGCGACCAGGTCGCCGCCGTAGCTCGCGAGCGTGGGGTTGAACAGCGACCAGCCCTCGTGGGCCGGCTCTACGTCGATCCGCTGGTGGTGGACGCTGGCGAGCTCGTCGAGCGTGGGCGTGTACCAGGTCCGGTTGGTCCGCACCATGTGCTCGATCTCTTCCGTGAGGTCGGGCCGGGCGAGGATCCGCTCGCACGCCCGGCGGCCGGCGTCGAGCTCGCCGACGTAGTAGCTGTGGACGCAGAGGGCGAGGTCGTGCTCGTGGCCGTTCATGGCGGCCAAGTGTGCCGACCGCGGCGGGCGAGCCGCAGGGGGTCAGTCAGCGGCGGCACCTCGCCGCTGTAGCGTCATACCCGTTTGGGTATAGCCGCACTTTCGCTCGGTAAGGTCATACCCGTTTGGGTATAGCCGCACCTGCGGCGTGTTGTGTCGTCTCGCGTAACACATCAAATCCGATATGTTTCACAAACGAGATTCTGTAAGCATTAATGCCACATTTCTCTTACGAACTGCGCATCTATTGGCACTTCCTGCCATCTGATGCGCGGCCCAGCAGCCCGAACACGGCGTCGTGATGCTGGCGGTAGTCGGCACTGTCAATGAACGCCCCACCGTCTGCGGCGACCGCCGCGTGCCTGAGCATGAACGCAATCGCCTCCCGCTCCGCGTCGGTGAGCGTGTTGTCCCGAGCGGGAACGTCATCGCCCAAATCGCGTGTTTTGCAATCGGACTGTCCCGAGCGGGAAAGTAGCCGCGACACGAGGCAGGCCGGATGCCAGCGGTGACATAGCTCGCCGTGCGTTTGGATGCGGTCGCCCTGGGTGGCGAGCCACGCGCGGGCGTCGGCGATGAGGTCGATGTCGCTCACGCCAGCAATTCCACAAGCTCATGCGGAATCAGTTCGCGGACGGCCTCCAGTTCACGGCGGGCCGCGTCGGTCGGCTCGCCGTACTTGATCCGTTGGCGGCAGTGTTCGCCAATCCGCTCCAGGGCGATCAGGGCGTCACGGCCGGCGAGGGCGTAGCGGTGGAGCCGCTCGTCATCGGGATCGCCCAGATCGAACCGGAGGATGGCTTGCATGACCGCAGCCTAGCCGACTGGTCAATCGGGTCAACGCTCGTCCTGGCTCGCGATCCGCTTGGCCGCGTCGATGTCGAACGAGTCGGCATGGCCGAGGTCGAACCAATGTGGATAGTGCCGCAGAAGGCGGCGGGCCTCCTCGCGTACCTCGCGGCGGATGCCCTTGATCCCGCCCTCATAGGGGCTGGCGAGACGCAGCAGGAAATCCTGCGTGCGGATGACCGCCGACGTTCTCTCGCGAGGGAGTGTCATGTTCGTAATTCGCAAACTGCGAACGCCCGGTCGGTTTCGTTGCAAAACATACGGTGAGTGCTGCCATTCCACTTTCCAGAAAATGGAATGACGCTACTTCAAATCGCGTTTCTCTGTGGGTGTACGGTCATATCTGCGGAGGCGGCAGCGAGGCCATGTATTCCGCCTCGCTGATCTCTTCCACCACACCGGCCGCGAGCAACTGCGGCAGCACCGCCGCGACGGCCTCGTACTCACAGAACTCATTCCGCACCGCGAGCAATACGCGGCCCTGCGGATCATGCGGCGAATCAGCCGCAGGCAGGAGGGTCGTGATCTGGCCGTTAGCCGGCAGCCCCCAGGCGGCATCCAGCGATAGACGCACCTGCTCCAAAACTGCATCGGACGAGCGAAAGAACCTCATGCGATTCCCCACTTTGCCGCCAACCCATTTTCTACGGCAGTTACTTCCGCGTCAGACAGATTGTGGGCGTAGAGCAATACTTCCGAAAAAACGCCCTGAAAGTTAAAGGTGCCGTCGTAGTCAAGGAAACGCCATGTAGCACCGCCCCACTGGTTCGACTGCACTGATGACATATCCAGAGATCGCACCGTCAGCAGCAAGTTTGCGTTATTGCCGGCAGAATAAATTGCTGCCCGCGTAGCGGCAATCGCCGCACGGTTAGCGCGATACGTCGGAGTGCCAGAAGTTTGGTTTGGCGACGCTATCGAACCAGACTGCGCGGCATCCATAAACGAAGACGACGACCACAAGGTGAGCCAGCCAGCAGACCCGGTGTAACGACCGACAAAAAAGTATGTGACAGTGCTGGACGATGTGACCTTCGGAACCGAAGAGAACCCGCTATTTGCGGTAGACGACAGCGAGAGCGCCGGCCGTCCACCCATGCCGCTGGTGAGCAGCGTAGGCCGCAGGTTGTTGGTCGGCTGCGTAGCGTTGAAAGACGCCGAAGCCTTGTTGTTGATCCGCCCGACCGGATCGCCGTTTGCCGCGACCGCCCCCGTACCGTCGCTGTTCTGCGACATGGTGGAAACGTCGCTGGCGTCCAGCCACCAGACGAGGTTAGCGATGGAGCGCGGATCGAAGCCCGTCGATGCGGCGGCTTTGGGGCGCAGGAGTCGGGGGCTGAGTGGCATGGCGCGTCGCTACTGTAGGGATGTAAGG